CACCTCCAAAGAAAGATATCCTTAACGGAGTCTTTGTTACGATCATTAGACTTTGTACCTAAACATCTCTTTCTTCTTCAACGCTCTCGACTCAGCGTCTGGATACTGCTGAAGTAGTCCCTTCATCATTGTATTCCATTGGCTAGATATCTTTTGGATATTAAATCGTGCATCAGCATATGTCTTTGTAAAGCCTAGATAGTTTTGTGCATTCTCGGTGTTAACAATATTAACAGCCTCATCAAGATGTGCATAAAAGATATTGGCGTGATTGTTTGGATTGGTGTCATATGGGTACATAGATGTTAATCCACCTGAAGTGTCGGCCAATGCACCGAAGTTAGGATGCACGCACAACAGACCGGCACTCATCGACTCCATCAATACGCGGCAGCTCGTCTCAGCCCAGATAGATGGATATGCTAGGATGTGTGCCTTGCTAACAGCCTCACGCAATACATCATTAGGCTGGAAGCCATGATAAGTCATCTTTGGATGATTGCGTATGCGATCGAATAGTGCCTCATACTTCTCGTCTGCTTCTTCCCAGCCATAGATCTTATAGCTAGAGAACACATCGAGATGAACGTTGTCATGGTGCTTTGCAAGCTCTTCAAACACAGGCACTAGCAACTCTAGACCACGATGTGGTGTCGAGAAATAGATGAGACGAACCTCATCTTTGCTCTTCTCTACACGCTTGAATGGTTCAATTGGTGTCTCTAATACAACTGAGTCGGATGACTGTGGGAAACCAAGCTTATCGACATACTGCTGATATTGCCAGTTGCTCGAGAACACAAACTTATGAAAGCGATCACGACTGCGTGGATCTTGCAGGTGATTGGCTTCTGGATCTTCTGCTAGGTCATGTAGCCAGTATATACGAATCTTGTCGTCTTGCAACTCACGCACGCGTGCAGGAATAACCTGAAAGTTACTTGCTAACTCTGGGTCGACCAAGGCGGCGATTGATCTCTTAGTGATCTCTGTGCCGCCTTGTGATTTTTTTGATATCTCATTCTCTTCAAAAGCATTATATTGTTCTTCAGTCATGTCATCCTCAATAATTTATCTATAGTTTATACTGTTTCTGTTGAATTTTCAGACGGTGCTTGACGTTCTAAGAAAGCCGTACGAAAGTTTGTATACTTAAAATACTTCTTAGTTAGTTCAATAACAATCTGTGGGTCATATGGCTTGCATGAGAAAACATCAAGATAGAATGTATTATTTTCTTCTACAAAGTGCGCGCAGATATTAGAAGTCTCGATTAATTGTACGAGAGTATATCCTTGCTTATTACCACTACCAAAGTTAACTACCTGTGGCTCACCATATGGTACCATATCGATGTCTACTACTAATTGTTTTGCAAATGCTGTGATATTATCAGCAGATGAGATAGATTCCGGATTACAACCGGATGCGTCAATGATTAGGTGATATCCCCAGTATTCACTCATTAGTCAGTACTCCCATGTACATTGTTAAGGTGATTTTATTTATAGATCCTAAACGCGGCTGCTTCACCAGTACGTTGTCCCAAGCATTCCCACTTAAAGCCGGTGCGATCAAGGAACTCTAGGAAGTTCTTATACTCATGCTCTTTATGGTCAGGGTGACCGTGTATCTCATCGAACACGATGATAGTGCCATCAACAAATCTGTCCTCGAGTGTGCGCATCACGTAGTCTGTTGATGAGTATAGATCTGCATCAAGATGTATAACAGATAAAGGACCTGGATTATTTGTGGCCCACTCTTCTAGAGTATTGTTAAACCAGCCGATGACTAACTCAACGTTGTCAGCCAAGTCTGTTGGTGGCTCACAGGCGAAAGCACCTTTTCCAACATCCTCTTTCCAGTCTTCTGGAAGTCCTTCAAACGAGTCAAATCCCCAGATCTTTCTATCTGGTGCTGCAGCAGCCATCTCCCTAATAGACTTACCCTCAGCAACACCAAATTCAAGCACTAAGCCATCAGGCAAAGCTCGTTCAAATATATCATTAAATGTAATATTACCAGCCATAGTAATATGTTTAATAATATCCTCTTCATTATTTCCACTAAGAGTATGTTTAAGGTCTGCTTGTCGACGCATAAAATTAGTTTTATATACTTTCATTCCATAATGTTTAGCCATCATATTAATGATAGGTTCCTGATTAAATGATCTATCAATCATCATATCAAAGTAGATTGCACTGTCACTGGGATTTGTGTATATACTAATCATTCCAGTTACTAGTGCTTGATGAATAGCTAATGCATCAGATTCAGGATTATACTTAAATACGTTTGGATAACCGGATGCTGGAATTGGATATACAGAGTATATTGATAGCAACTCAATTAAAAATTGTTGTGATGTATCAAATGATTTAAGACTTTCTAGATCACAATCAGATCCTTCAACTGTGTAGTGATAGCCAAAGGACTGACCCCATACTCTATTTGCCATATTATAATCCTATAGCTACAGACACCATCTGCTCTTTAACACGATCTTGCATTTTTTGTTCTAACTTTTCTGGATCCATGATAAACTTAAGCTTTTGCTCAGTAGTCCAGTCCTTGAGATAGTCGTTCTCTTTGTCGAAGAGCTGTAAGTACTCTTCAAATGTAATGTCACGGTGTCCAATAACTTGTTCACCGATCCATGTTTGAGACATCTCTTCGACTGAGTCATCACCAATAAAGTCCAGCACTAACTCACTAGGAATACCCTCTTCTTCACTAAAGACGTATGAGTGGGCAAATGTGCTGATAGTCGTTACTAGTACGAGTTTTTTCGCCATATTAATATCCATCAATTGCTTGAGCGTATTCAACCGAGTCTACACGAAACGAACGCCAACCGCCATTTTGTAAATCCCATACAGCAAGCACGTCTGTGTTGCTATTCTTATCGTGCTCTTCCTCAAGCTTTTGAATATTAGTTTGAGGAGGAAGAAGGTGCGGCTGAAGTGTGCAGTGCATCACACGCTTCTCGCCATTGACTTTGGTAAAGCGAACTTCGACTGCGTGTAGTTTAAGATCGTTTAACAGATTCTGTCTTGTATACTGCATTTCACTCCCCCTCATTAAGTAGTTGCTTGTCGCTCTTGTATTCCTCGTTGATCTTCTCTTCTAACTGAGAATAACCACCGATATGGAATCCATCGATAACTACTAATGGATAAGTCTTAGCGTGTGGGAACTTCTCTAGAAGAGTCTCACGCGTGAAGTCTTTGTTGAGCATCTGCTCGTTAAATGGGATATTCATGGTCTTTAGCAGGTGCTTTGCACGCGTGCAGTAAGGACAGTCAGGCTTTGTGTATAGTTCAACGTGGTTGATCATAGTCTAGTGCTCCAATATAATTCAATCTCTGTGTCAGGGTCAAAACCATTTCTCATCATGTCTTCCCTAACTAGCATCTCAAGTTCACTGTATATCATAATCTTCATAATGTACACCTTTATTTTAGGCTAAGTTGCTGATCCTTCATTGTCTTCTCGTAGTTATTCATCTTGTCAAGATATCCACGGTTACGGAGCTCCTTGAAGACTAGGTTCTCAAAGCTAAACTCACCACCCTTGGCAATACCGGCAGATCTCATGTCTGCCATCTTCTTTCTCAGATCATTAAACACACCGGCATCCATCTTGTTCTTAATCATGTCGTCGATCATATGTGCATAGAACATAACCTTCTTCTTGAGATTCTTATCAGACTTAAAGTCTAGCTTCTCATGATTAGGCTTTTGAATCCACATGTTTCTCTTAAGACTGAATACTCCTTGACCAGATGCATGAGCTTGATTTATATCTTGAGCATATGGCTCGATAGGATACCCTAGTATCGTGACATTATGGGTCATTGTCCACAGTACTTTCTTGGCTTGTAAGTACTCGTCGACAAACTCTCTGTCAGGATTAATCTTATTTCTATCTATAAGCAGATGCACATCTATATCTGATTTAGGTGTATAGTTGTAATTTGTATTGCCACCTATCATAATGATGTCTTTAATCATACTTGGTTGTATTTTGGCAAACTCAGCCCATGTCTTTGCGAAGTCTAGTAGCTTCTGTCTAACTTCAGGCTTTAAGTCCCATCCATTCCATAATTTAGGATTCAGCTCGTCATGGTACTCAAGACTAATCTTAGTCTCATTGAGTGGAAGACCACGCTCCTCGCGAACCACTTTCTTCATAGTTTTTAATATTGACTTCATAGATGCACCCCTTTTAGATCATCTATTTATAATGGCGGAAGGGGTGGGATTCGAACCCACGGTACCGGTTAAGGTACGTCTCGTTAGCAGTGAGGTGCTTTAGGCCACTCAGCCACCCTTCCTAATTCTTTGGTAAATGACTTCTACTAACCTTGGCTATGATCCAACCATTGTAGTAGTCATCTTTATTTAGCACGTCTGCATCAAACTGTGCTTTAGCCTCGTAATAAGTGCACTCGCCTTTGGTCTTACACAGCCTGAGTATCTCACGCTTAAAGTTACTAGGAGCCATGCCTTCACTGTTTAACTCGACTAATAGATCTTTATTAGATCCATAGTAGTCTTTCCAGTCAGACTCGACTAGTGAGCGCTTCTTCTTACCCTTAACTTGGCGTGTCTTTGACTTCTTTAGAAGCTTCTTACCTATATATTTCTTATTGTTTGTGAGGTTCGTGATAATGTATACAAATCCTATATAGTTCTCTAGGATCTCTGAGTCGACTACATTATTGTTGAACGTCCATGGATTCTCGTAACTCATTCCACATTATCACTTCCATCGTACCATCGAGGTGCTCGACTATAGCGCTACAGGTCTCACACCAGTCGCCACAGTTTATATATGTAATTCCGTCGATGTCACGTATGTTTGGATGATGAATGTGTCCACAGATTATACCGTCTGCTCCCTTGCTATTAGC